GGTTGTGCCGTTTCTGAGACGGACAATAAAGTTCGCTAGCGAGTTGTTTGGAATGTGACTGCCTACAATCTTGTAATTTGTGTAGGCAGAAGTAAAGCAGCCGTTGATAGAAATGCCTGCGCTTGCTGCATATGTTGACGTTGTGACATAGACAAGCCCGCTGTTTGCTAGAAACGTGTTCGTGTCCGATGCTGTCAACACTTCGCCAGTAGTAAAAGTTTTTATAGCCATTAAAAGCCCAGTCTGTTGTTGTCTAGTGTGCCGAAGCCCTGTGTATTGTCAAGAATTAGGTAGGCGTTAGTATCGCGCCCTGAGAAAAATATAGTCACGCGAGTCTGATCGGGTGTGGCATTAACAGAAATGCCCTCGAGGATCACGTTGTATGTGTTGCCTCGGAAATAGACGATCCCTCGCTGGTTAACCGCCGACGTGATTGCCTGGATGACGTCAACATTGAAGTCGTTAGGCGGTGGGTAGCTCGCTGGAACTTGCTGGACGTCCGTGAACGTAATCGAGGCAAGAGTGGAGTCTTTGCTTTGATAGTTGTTCAGTAGCCATTGCGCGTGATCCGACGCCTGACCTGTGGTGTTGTCAATGGTGTCCACTTGCCAGCCATAAAGCGGAGTCACTCCAAGCGTTGCGGTCTGAGCTGCTAGCGCGTTCGGGGTGACCGTGATCGAGTTGTAATAGTTGTCTGCCGAAGAACGGAACTCGATCTGCTCATACTTCATTTGGTAGGCGTAAGGCGTTCCTGTGCCGTCGTTCCAGTAGTACGTCGTCGGAGGTGCTGTGTTTCGTCCGAACCAGTAAAGATTGGGGGTGGACTGATAAGTCAAACTTCCAGCGTAGAAACGCGCTTCCTCTGTCCTTGTGATCGTGTTCAACAACTCAAGAGCGTTTCCTGTGTACGTCTGGGCGGAACCTGTGGAGCGTCCGTTGAAAGCAGCAGGAGACGCCCCAATGACGGAGCCGACGGTGTTGACTTGGCTATCTGTGAGTGCCGAGGCGAGCGCATAGTTTGTGAGCTGTGCGCGTCCCCAGTCCGCCTGAATACCTTCACACTCGATCGTCACACGATCCATATTTGTCGTGTACCCGTAGTTAATTTTTACGTCTCGGATCCGCCCCCAAAAGGCCGCAAACTCATCACGCCCGACAACGACGCCTGGCTTGTAAATGTAGCCGACAACCTGATCTCCGAGTTTTGGCGTCACACTCCACGAGGAAGGAAACTCCGACTCGACTGTCATCGTGTCGATGGAATAGTCGTCAATTTGTAGTCGGCGTCCGCGAAAGATGCTGACGTTCTGAAGGCTCGGCAAGGTTGTCCAGGTCGCGCCTTGCTTGAAGTCCATCTTCCAGACGAAAGGAACAGCCACTAGGCAACTCTTACCGGTAGAGGGCCGTTGCTTCTGTTGTAACGGCGGAGGGCATCGACGATTGCGTTGGGGTCGCCTCCGTTGACGTTGATAGTGATGTTGTTGCCCATGTTCGGCATATTGCGCCCAGAAAGTGGGATCACGGCCTCTGGGCCCGCCTCGCCGATCATCGCTAGCGTCGGGCCGTTAACAATGCCACCGTCGGCAAGCATTGGGATCTCTGGCACGTCAAAGCCTTTACCGCCGAGACCTGGAACCCAGCCTGGGATCTTGAAGGAGAGCTTCCCGATGGTGTTATTCCAGACCGTGGCGATTGCGTTGAATAGACCTTTGTAGATCCCGAGAAGTGTGTTGACGTAACCTTCGACAAAACTGACAACTCCAGCGAAGCCTGTTTTCATTCCTTCCCAAACTGATCCGGCAATGTCGCCGATGAGCTCAAGCGCTTTCCCGAAAATGTCAAACTTTTTCTGCAAAACAAAGAGGGCGACGCCGACCGCGACAAAAGCTGCTACAGCGAGGAAAAGTGGGTTCATTGCCATTACAGCGTTGAAAGCAGCCTGGACTGCTGTGAATGCTTTAGTGGTTGCCGTCCAAACTTTCATCGCGATATTGACGGTGACGATTGCTGCAGCGATGCCAGCGATGGCTGTCCCGATGCCGACAATGAGTCCTGTGTTTTCCTGAGCCCACATTGCAAAGTTCGCAAACAACCCAGACATTTTTTCAAAGATGGGAAGAAGAGCTGCGCCGATGGACTCTTTTGTCTCATCGAGAGCGATGGTCATTTTCTTGAAGCCACCCTGGGCGGTGTTGGCTGCTGTTTCTGCTGCACCGCCGAAAGCCTTGTCTAAGTCTTTGACATAGTCCGCGCCCGTAATCGTGACGCTGTTTAATTTTTCTTGTGCTTCAACAACTTTTTGTTGCAGTTTTTGCCGGTCTTTTTCTGAGACCGTGGTGTCCTCAATTGCAGCTGTGTATTCACGCTGAACCTTTTGCAACTGTTTCCCGAACTTCGCCATGTCCTGCTGGGCGATCGCGTTTGCACCCATTGGGACGCCGAGTTTCTTGAGCGCGGTGTACTGCCCGTTTTCGGCTTTTGCCAGGGCGATTGAAACAGACTCGACGTCTTTTCCTGTAGCTGCTGAAATGTCGAGGGCGGTGTTGAGTAGTTTTTGTCCACGTTCGGCATCTGAAGTGGCTCTGACTAAGTTTGCGAGCGCTGGGCGAAGTTGATCGTCCGCAGTCGCTGACGCGATTGAAGTCTTAGTGATGAACTTCTCGATGGATGCAATCTGTTTATCTGTTGCGCCAGTCGAGTTCTTAAGTTGTTTTGCAAGTTGAGATGCTGCTGCTTGATCTTCTGCAGCTGCTTTCGCAAAGTCAAGACCTGCTGCCCCTAAGCCAGCGAGAGCTGCTGCTGCTGGGACTGCTGCTTTACTGATGGCGAATTGGGCTTTCTCGCCAGCGGTCTCAAGTTGTTTGAATTCGCGGACGGCTTTGTCTATTCCCGTCCCGACGTATTCGGTAATGATTGGGATGTTGATTGCCATTAGCGCGTCTCCTGGTTGACTCTTTTGATTACGTCGCGCACAAGGTCGGAAAGTCCGCGTTCAACTTGTGGGAGATGTTTTTCTGCTGTGGGCCACAAGACTCGAGGCTCTCTGTTTCTCAGGTTGCTGTTGAAACGTGCTCCTGGGTTCGCTTTGCCTGCGACTTCGAAGATTGCGCCTGATGGATCCGACTGCGTCACATAAAGCACAGCGGACTTGTTTCGGCGCGTTGAAGTTTTGAACTTGACGCCGGAGCGAACTTTGTTGATTGTCCATGGGAGCAGAGCGCGTCCGCGTTTATCTGTCCAGGCGTATTTCATACCAGAAAGAGGCATTGACGGATAAGCCGCTTTTGCTTCAACAATAAGCGGAGAGACTACGTCTTTCGCTTTGCGGTTGAACTCTTTACGATATTCGGGATCAATGCTCTTGAGGGCTTTGATAGCAGCTGCACCGCCGACGAACTCTGTCCGCGCTGTTGCTGTCATGTCTAGCCCTTTCTCTGCGAGTTAATTACGTCTATGCAAGTCATGAGATCCTGCGTAGTGAAGTTTATGTCTGGGGGCCAGTAGCCAGTCTCAACAAGAAGCTCGGCGAGAGTTCTTGCTACTGATCCCCGACGGTGGGGTTTTCTGCCTCATTGCTGATGACGTCCAGAGTGACTAATTTTTTGAGGAAGTCATCGAGGATGAGTGGGGGGTTGTGACCTTGCTGTTTAGCTGCCTCATGTGCGAGGTAGCCGAGCATCTCTATCGAGATACCTGAGGCAAGGTCGGATGCTTTGACTTTGTATTTCCGCTCCAGCTGCACAATGTGAAAGAGATTAGTTTCGACAACGTAATCTCCTTCACCTGTGTTGACTTTGATGGATAGTTTCATGGGGTTTCCTTTGCACGGTAAGGGATGGGTTTATGGGGTTACGTCGCGTACCCAGGTGCCTCCCGAGAACGAGATTTCCATAATTTGAAGCTCGCCGACGGTGTAGGTGATTGGGTAGTTGGCGATCATGGTGTTAGAGATCGTCCATTCTGGATTGCTGGCGCTGATAGCACCTGCGTCTTTTTTGACAACGATGGTGGTGTCGCCTTGACCGACTTCGCCAGCAATGACGCCTTCAACTTCTGTCGCGCCGTAAGAGACGTAAAGGGTTATTGTGCCTTCTACGGTCTGAAGGCCTGGCACCATGCGCTCGCCGAGGTCGCCGAAAGCGGTGCTCGTGAGTGGGTTGCTGCCGAGAGTCAAAGTAACGCTCGAGGCCTGATCTGTGAGATCAACGGTCGCAATTTTGAGCTCTGCTGGCTGTGAAAGGTAAGTAGTTGTTGCCATGATTTCTCCTATGGGTTTCTTGAGGTTCCCACACGAACCGTGAGGTCGTATGAGGGAATGTCTTGGGATCCGATTGTCGTGACAGAAGGAGCGCCCGAGATGAGGGAGATGCTGCTGTTCATGATCGTGTCGGCTGTGGTGATCAGGTAGTCCTCGGCGTCGCTGTTGCCTGGGGGAGCTGCGAGGATCCTGAGTCCGAAAGTAATTT